AGCAGCTTTGGCAGCAGCTACACCACGGGTGGGCTTAGGAATGTGAAGCAGATCACCTTTCTTGCCACGCATAGACATCTTGTTGACAAGGTTTGCCATAACAAGATTCTTCTTGTAGGCAGCGATGATTTCATCAGACCAAATCTCTGGGATAAATTTATCAGCATTGGTCTTGTTAACGATGGAGGAACTACCTCCAGGATAAGTTACAGCAGCCATTTTAAGTTTCCTTTAAAATTAAGTTTAACGGACACGACCATCAGCGTATGCCTGCATAATCTCTGGTTGCAGGTTTAGGTAACGCTCTGGATCTGTCATCTGAAGCCGAATAAGATCGCTTCGACGGTAAATTTTCTTGCTCGTTTCTCCAGTAGCACCATCAAGAGCTACAGTAGCAGCTTTAAGTGTCTTCTCTGTCTGTTCTTGGAGTTGTTGAGAAGCTTGATTAACAGTTTCCTGTTTGATCTTTCTCAGTTCCTTAAACGTAGTGAGTAGTTCGTTAGCAGAGTCAAAGTCAAACTGTTGATCTGCTGCTGCGTACAGCCTTTGGCGAACACTAGAGCCTTTAACCCATTCAGCAAACTCAGGATCAGCAATGACCTGTGTATAATCTGGATGTGATTGAGCTAGCCTGTTCGCAGTCTGCATACGAGCCATCTGTGCTGCTGCTAATTGAGCTTGCTGCACAGCAGGATGCGTAGCTACTGCTTTGTTAACTGCCTTAACAGGATCGGCAAAAAAATCAGTCTCTTCTTCAACAGCTTCTTTTGCTTCTACCTTAGGGGTAGTGATTTGCCTCTTGATTAACTCATCAGCAAGTTTTCGAACTTCACCAACCTCTTGTGCTTGACGACCAATTAACTTCTCAGCCTCTTGGTGCATCCTTATGATCTCATCTAGAGATTTACCCTTATACTTCTCAGGGATCTCATGCTGAGTAGGTGTTGCTTGCTTTACTTCCTCCGCTTGAAATTCATTAACTTGTTGTTCGTCATCAACAGAATCTACAAATTCAGCCATTTGCGTCTCCTAGTCGGGTTAAACCCAATTGTTAGGATGTTAAGAAAATCTAAGTTATCCCTCGTAGTAGGACTTAGACTGTGCTACTTTAGCGGCCTGTTCGTGTACCTTAGCCCATCGATCTGCTGCTCCAGGGAATGAGCCAGTAATACCTTCTAGCTTACTTCTCGGTGCTGCTAATTGCCTTTGTGCTCTTTTACCGCAAACAGGACAAACTACAGTGTTCTGGGTATACTCAACTAAATGCTCTGTTGTGTGACCTTCAGAGCATTGAAAATCATTTATAATCCTCATTCGTTAAATCCTCATAGGCTTTTTCTGATACTTCTTTGAGTGTCAGGAGCCAATCTAAGATGTCTAGTTGACCTTTTTTAAAGAATAGGTTGTTTGAGTCAGTGATGGAGGTGACTTTGTTGTATGCTTCGAACAGTTGTTGAGCATCTTCCATCAAATCAAGCCAACCTGGATGAGAAAATAAGTCAAACCTATTTTCATAGTATCTTTGTAGTTTTTCTTCCATGTTGTAATTTTACCACACCTATTTTGTTGCTGTAAAGCCCCTTGACTGCGTTACTAAAGTGTGATACAATCCTGCTTTTTGGAGACACTATGCAGGCACATCACTTTGCTAAAACATCACTAACTTCTCAGGAAAGGTTAAACCTTGTCCAACACTTAGTTGCTCATGGAAAACCTACTGAAGAGATACGTAAAGCTTTAGGTAATGTAAGCAGACAACGAGTACATCAACTGATTGATAAACTAGTCAAAGAAGGTCGTATCACTGATGAACAACGTCCTCGAACACAGCGTAGAGAGCTTCTAAGACAGAACTATAAGCAGAAATGGGGTCATTACCCAGAAGAGGCATCAGTGCGTGAACAAGATGCCTATCAAGCCTTTAGAGAGAAGTTTAGACGTAAGAAAGCTTCTAACTATAAACATGAATGGACGATAGAGTTTGGTGATCTAGCATTCCCTACTCATTGTCCGATACTAGGTATTGAACTTAACTACTTTGCTCCTGAAAGACAAGAGAACTCGGTTAGCTTTGACCGTATAGACGCTACCAAAGGCTACATCAAAGGTAATGTAGTGGTAGTGTCATGGAGAGCTAACCGTATCAAGAACGATGGTACTGCTGAAGAACATCAGAAGATTGCTGATTTCCTTAAACAGTGTCAGCACCAATAGAGTCAGCAGCTACAGTAACAATCCACTGACAAGTCTCTTCATCAAGTACAGCATCATCAGAAGGCTTAGGTGGTATAAAAGCATCACGAATTGAGTCATAAAAATACCCGCGCCCCGCGTAATTCTTGCGCTTGCTACCGTTGTAACTTGTTTGCTTCCAGTAAGGATAGCCGCCAGACCATGCAACCAAGAAGTCAATGCCTTTTTGTTCTTGCTCAATACCGTTTTCATCGAGCAATTCGTTGTTGTGAACACAATGCACTTCAAGCACATTGTTGTTTTCATCAAGTTTTGCAAAGTGAGCCATACGTCACCTCAGAATGTGATTGAACCGTTGCCGGTGAACGTGTAGCGACGGTAACCGCCGGATACAACAACAGTAGGCGACCCTGTTGTTTGAGCTGCACGATAAGTGTCTGGATAGGCAATAATCACAATGCCTGAGCCTCCATTAGCACCTGTGCTATGAGCCGTTTGATAGGAATTTCCTCCGGCCCCTCCACCCGTATTTTCGCCACCAGGCGTGCCTGGATTATTCCCACCCGCCGTTCCGCCACCACCGCCACCGCCTGAGCCTCCTGCGCCTGCGGTGCCGCCAAATGCAGTACCACCCCCACCACCACCAGCGTATGTTCCGCCGCCTAACTGTGAACTAACTGTTGATCCATTGCCACCAGCACCGCCGGTTGTGCCTGTTCCGTTTGTTCCGCCACCATTAGCCCCACCGCCACCGCCGCCACCATAATTTGGCGCACTTGCTCCGGCTCCTGATCCGCCATTACTACCTTGGCTTGCGCTAATGCCTGTGCCGCTTAAAGCGCCAGTAATGGTTTGATTTGACCCAGTTGTTTGACTTGTATCTACCGTATATGTTCCTGCCCCACCTGATGTTCCTGTCAATTGAGCAGTTATTTTTGTATTTGATGTTACGTTTGGTGCAGTGCCAGTGCTGGATAAAATCATGCCAACCAAGAAAGTTCCAGACGAAACAGTTCCAACTGTTAAAGTAGTTCCTGTAATGCTTGAACCCGTGGATGTTGTAACGGCACTTGGATTGCCTGTGCCGCCGGCTTGCGTTGCGCTATTAACTCCAGCACCGCCACCTCCTGATCCGCCAGAAGCACCAGCCCCACTTGTAGATCCAGGTTCACCACCACTACGGCCTCCTCCTAAAGCGGTAATAGAACCAAATACAGAATTCTGTCCACTAGTCCCTACATTTCCACCAGCAGATCCAGTACCGCCACCACCAACAGTGATTGAGTAGGACGTGTTCGCAAGAACTGCATAAGAACTTGCTGTCCTGAATCCACCGCCTCCACCAGCTCCGCTGTATGCACCAGAACCTCCGCCAGCAACCACGGCGAAATCAATCGTTGGAGTTGGTGTTCCTCCGCTTCCAAGTAATAAAGCAAGAATGCCTGTCATGACAACTCCTTAAGTTAATCCTGTACCAGAAATCAACCAAGTTGTTGATGTAAGCTTAATTGCTGTTGCCATACCATACTGAGCTAGTGATCTTGATCCAGTAGTACCTGTACCAGCTAAGTACAGTGTATCTGTGGTAATAGCAATAGTAACTACTTGAGATGTCATATTGATGAATGTTAACACAGTTCCTACTTCATATGCAACAGAACTATTAGCAGGAATCGTAAATGTTCTTGCATTAGCGTCTGTTGAAGGATGTAGAATAGCTTTACCAGCATCTGTATCTACTAATGTATACGCTGCTGATTGTGAGTTAACAGGTACATTAAGATAACCTAGTGTAACACCGTCTGTAGATGGTAATGTTTGAGTAAAGCTGCTATTACTATTCGCAGACTGTAGTGTTGTAGTACCTGAGCCACTTGCGTGACCTTGAAGTTTTATTGCGGACATTAATAGCTCCTTAAGCTAAAACCATCCATCTCTGACCTGTTCCTACAGTTACAGAGACTCCTGTGTTAATCGTTACAGGACCAACGCTAATACCATTCTTAGCGGCAGTGACTGTATAGTTTGAAGAAATTGTTTGGTCATTCTCTAGGATCGTTGATGATCCACCACCACCACTTGCTGTGGCCCAAGACAGTGTTCCAGTACCGTTGGTTGATAAGACTTGACCATTGGTTCCATCTGTGCTTGGTAGTGTCCAAGTAACATTACTGCTTACAGTTGCTGGTGCTTGGAAAGCAACCCAATTACTTGAATCAGCATCAGCAAAGCGAAGATCAGCCTGTGCTGGTAGTGTTACATTGTCTGAGTCATCAATCGTAACACCAGAGTTCTGAATCAGTTTACCTGTTGTTGTATCAAACCTTGCTATAGCATTGTCAGTAGCAGACAGAGGCCCAACAACATCACCAGTACCTACACCACCTGTGGCAGATAACGTACCAGCAGCAAAGCTTAGTCCTGTACCTATCGTAACATTGCTAAAACCACCAGAGCCATTACCGTATAGGATAGAAGTACCACTGGTTGCTGGTGCATAGTCAGTACCGGATACAGCAGCAGTGAATGCTGAAGAACCATTACCTTTTACGATACCTGTTAAAGTAGTAGCCCCAGTACCACCATTAGCAACTGCTACTGTACCAGTGACATTACCTGCGTTACCGCTGATATCACCTGTTATCTTTGATCCAGCTAAGGCTGTAAGCCATGTTGGGTTTGAATAGCTACTACCTGTAGATACACCGTCAGTGATGCCGTAACCACTTAGCGTTGTAGGTGTACTGCTTATTTTACTCCAAGCTAATGAGGTAATCCACGATGGGTTAGCGTAACTACCAGTTGTATATACACCATTCGTTACTGTACCAGCATTACCTGTGATACTGATGCCCCAGGTTCCTGTAACTGACGCTGGTGCAATGTTCTTCCAGTATTGGTTTGCTGAATCATACTGAAGTATATCATTATTGGCAACAGAAGTAATCTTAACATTGTGTAGCTCATCCAGTTCCCAACCGTTGTTGATATTCAGGAACAACTCACCTGAAGAGGCATTAACCTTAACAACCCAACCTAGGAATACCGTATGTGCTGGTGCTGATGGTCTTGTTGCTGTAAACCCACCAGCAGTCTGTGATAAGTAAACATCGTCACCAGCAGTGAATGCACTGGTATCAATACCTCTGATCACACCAAAGGTGGTTACAAATCCTTCTGCACCGTTAGCAATGTCTTCTGCTGTAACACCTAGTGTAGGTGCGGACAAGGCTTCAGTATCTGCATCAGCAAGTACTACACTGGGTCGTTGTCCTTGAGCACCTGATACAGCAACTACCTTACCTTTTGTAATCGTAGAGCCTGTACCATTGTATACTAAGACAACATTCTCTTGACCTACTTGTAGATCAACATTGTTACCTTTTAGCCGTGTAACAAGAGAACCATCACCGCTGTCATACCATACTTTACCTACAGCACCAGTAACCGTAGCTGCTGTGTCAAACTGTATGAAGTCTGGTGAGCTAATACCACCAGTGATACTTGTGTTAGCACCTGAGTTAGCAGCACCTAAGGTGTTGTAACTAATTGTTCGTGCTACAGAACCATCAAAGGTAGTTCCTGATGCAGCACCACTACCACTATTGTTGAAAGTAACTGCATTGGTTGTTGTACCACCACCGCCAGCAGTGACAGTATCCCAACCAAATGTTGATCCATTCCACTTAAGGTAGGTATTTGATGTGGTAGGAGCATCAATAAAGCCTGTAGTGTCAGCACCAAGCTGATAAACAATCTTATTAGCAGCACCACCAGCAATCGCTGTTGCAGTGCCTGCATTACCACTGATGTTACCAGTGATCTTTGATCCAGCCAGTGATGTAATCCACGTAGGATTGCTATAGCTACCACCAGTGCTTACACCATCAGAGATACCATAACCTGATAAGGTTGTTGGTGTTGATGTAATCTTAGTCCAAGCTAATGCTGTGATCCATGAAGGATTACTGTAGCTTCCTGTTGTATATACACCGTTAGTAACTGTACCAGCACTACCTAGAATGTCAATATTCCAAGTACCAGTAGCATTCGTACCTGTGATGCTAGGAGCACCAATAGTGTTGTAGCTGATTGTACGGGCTACAGAGCCATTAAAAGATACAGGTGAGGTTGCACCAGAACCAGTGCTGTTAAAGGTCACTGAGTAGGTTGTAGTGCCTCCACCGCCTCCTCCACCGCCACCAGCAATCCAAGATAGGTTACCTTCACCATCTGTGGAGAGAACTTCTCCAGCATGTCCTGTTTGATCTGGTAGTAGTTCTGTGATGCTCATCTGTCCTTGTTTGAACATCTGAACAACAGCATCACTAGCAATACGTGTTACGTAACCAGCATTGATTTGTTGTCCGTTAGATAGTTCAACAACTAACTGATCATCAAAGTCAATGAATACATTGGTAACACTTACACCATCAGCACCATCTCTACCGTCTTTACCATCAATACCATCTTTACCTGGACGACCATCAATACCGTTTGTACCGTCACGGCCGTCCTTACCGTTTACACCATCCTTACCATCTCTACCAGGATCACCTTTCTTTGTAGAAAGATCTTTGATCTCATTATACTTAGCGGTAAGTCTATCCTCAATCTGTTTAAAGGCATCAACGATGTAAGCGGATTTAGTCTTGCTCACCTCCAGATCATGTTTCTGTTTCTCTTCACGAAGACCAGCAATTAACTCTTTCAACAAGAGTTTCTTATCTCGTGAAGAAGCCTGCATTACTGCATCAATAAGTTCTTTAGCCATTGTCGGTCAACTTATCAAGTAGTTCGTTGAGCATATCTTCATCACCAGGGAGTACACCAGCTTTACTCATTTGCATTTCTACAATCTTGGTGTTGTTCGCTAAGTCAGCTTCTTTGAGCATTAACTCTGCTATCTTGACTCTACGGTCAAACTCAGTTTTAGCAGCATCGTCTTGGTTTGGTAAGTTCTTAGACACTGCTGCCATTATTTTAGCACGAGTCTCTTCAGGAAGCAACTGTGCCTCTATTGCTGTCTTCTGAGCCTCAGCAGCATCCTTAGCAGCTTTAGCTTGTTTCTCTCGGACACTAGCTTCAGCATCTGCTAGTTGCAACTGTGCTGCTTGCTGTTGTATCTGCTGCTGTTGTGGGTCTGGTTGAGCAAGCTGAGCTAACTGAGCTAACAATGTTTCTTTGTTAGGTAGTGAACTTGTCTCAATAACACCCTGTAGCAACAGAGGAACGATAGGACTGTTCGGACCAAGTGTAGACAACAGTGCAAGTATCTGTGCTTGTTCGAACTCTCTTGCTATCATACCCATCGTACCTGTAGCAACAAAGTCAAAGTCTTGTACTGGATAGCGATCAGGACTAAACTGCATGTATCGCCATGCTGCTTTCTCTACAAAAGGAATCAAGAAGTCTTCTTGGAAGTTAACCAACGATCTCTTGTTCTTTTTAATCAGTCCGGACACTGCCATAGCAAGACCAGCAGTGGCTGCTTCACCACCAGAGACCTGTGCAGGAAGGTTTGCAGTGTCTAATGTACCTGTAGCCTGTAACATCATCCTTTCAAAGACCTGTGCAGACTGTAAATTAGCTGGATCTGTGTTACCAAACTTAAATGGAGCTAAGATTTCGTTAGGATTACCGTTGGTTAGGATGGTTTTACCAGGACGAATCTCAAATTTAGCTCCTCTAGGCAGTCTTGTAGCGTCTACAGCCATCATAGGAGCCGTTGTAAGCCCTAAAGAGTCTAAATGGCTACGTAACTGAGCATCAACAGCCTTTTGCATGTTGTAAGCCTTCTCAGCCGTTCCTCTACCCCAGAAACGACCAGGAACAGAGTCAGCTTGGTAGGCAACTACAGGCCTATCTTGCATCATGAACGGGTTTTCTTCAGCCTTTAGCAAGGCTTCTCCGTTCGCAATGACCACCATAGCCTCAACCATGTCTGAATATAGCTCATCATCCTCATAAGCCATGTCATCAGGGTTCGCTAACAGCTTTCTAGGCACTAAACCATAGTACCTTAACATCAAAATCTTATCATTCTGATAGTATGTTAGGTCTTGATCAGGCTCTAAGTCAGTATCTACAGCAGCATCACCTAGTGCAACTGCTTTGTAAATACCATCTTCCATGCCTTTGATGACTGCATGTCTACCTACGTACTCTTCAATAGCACAACCCATAGCATCCTCAATGCTGGTTGCATTAGGATCAATAAGAAAGTTCTTAGGATTGATGGGTTTTAGCTGCACAGCAATGCGGTTGTTAGCTCGGACACCAATCATAGATAGTCCAGGCTGTGCTGAAGGCTGTGTTGCTGGAGCCATCTCCTTCTTTTGCTTAACAATCAACTCACCGATACCAGTACCGTAGATCTCTGCTAAGGTCATGGCATTGCCAATGGCTTTTCTTATCTTGTCTTTCTTAAAATCTTCAGACAAACGAGTACGTAAGACTTCAATGTCTTGTTTGTTTTGATCAGCAACGTCATCACTGATGTCAAAGAACTGTCCTTTAGCGAACACAGCTTCTTCAAGATCAGCTTGTTTGTTGTCTACTGCTTGCTGTAAGGCAGGGGAGATGATCTTTGAACGCTCAGACTGTCTAGTTTTATCTTCATCAGCCCAGATTCCACGCCAAAGACGCTCATACTCTTCCCATCTTGGAAGGTAATTCTCATCTCTGTAGTTCCTCCAGTTGTTGCATCGATCCATCACAAATGCTACAAGAGCATTCTGAGGAGTGATTTCGGATTCAAATTTCATGTTTGGTTATCCTAATAGCCTGCTACTTGATCTAATACTTCAAACTCTTCTTCATCAAGGTTCTGATTCCAGTTTGCAGTTTGTATTTGATCAATGTAGCTAAGTGCATCAATCAAATCATCATGTGTCTTAGTGTCTGGGAACTGCATCAGTTGATCCATGAACTGATAATTCCAGTCACCTTCGTTTAAAACAATCCTACCATGCTCAAAGCGACCCTGTAGTGACCAAACAATCCTATCTGCTTTCTTCTTATTACCATGCGTTAGTTCTTCAATCCTAGGATAGAACCCATTCCTACGCATTAGATCGTGCATATAAGGCATCACTGCATTCTTCAGTGCACCTTTCTCTATTCCAACACAGCTAACGTGGTAATCCTTTGCAGCCTTTAGGATACGTACTGCTGTCTCTCGGACATCCCACCTACCATGCAGTATGTCAGCAACCCACCAGCCTCTGGTGTTAACCTTAACAATGGCTATCGCTGTCTCATCCAGTTTCGAATTCTTCGATTTGTTTGTCTGAGAAGAATCCGAGAAACCACATAGATCCACCGCCATAAAGTAGTTACCTTCATCGGGTTCCTCGTCGCTGACTTTAATCCATTCTTCCTTAAATATCTCACTCTGAGATGCTTCAAATGAAGCCATAAACTCTTGTCTGAAAGCAAAGCTAGACATTGAACCTTTAGCAGCTTCAATCTCTGCTGGATCTAACAAAGGATTATCAAAGCTGGTGAAGTGCCATGACTTGTAATCCTTGTCCTTACCGCTATCACCTAGCCTATACAGCT